CGCCGATAGCAGCGCCCAGCAACGTACCTGTAGGCAGCGTGATTGCGGTAGAGGAGGCGGAAGTAGACTTGATGTAGCCAGTTGCGACCTGAGCGGCGGTAGCCGTTGCAGTAGCATTAATAGATACGGGGGTGTGGGTTACGATGCCGACAGCAGTGCTGCCAGTTACGTTGCCAGTTACGTTGCCAGTCAGGGCACCGATGAAACCACCAGTGGAAGTAACGGGGCCGGAAAAAGTTGTTGAGCTCATAGGAGTGCCTCACATGCAAGTTGGGCGTATCTGTCTGCATGTCGTCAGCCGGGGCTGTCAGATACGCGGGTTATCCCGGTTGGGCATTGTATATCAGGTTGTGGGGGTTGGGTCAACATACTGAAAAACTAACCCAATAAATTTTCCTTTGGTGATGGGAGTACCCGCAAGCAACGCACGCCGAAGGGTTGGCATCGTCATTTTGTAATGCTGTAACGCGGCAGTGAGACTGATGAACTGGGTACCTGTAGTGGCCTCCAGCACCTGCTTGCTCATCTTAGCCTTGGACTCATTGGAGTGGTGCTTACCCAGCCAGTTCTGGTTACCCGTGTTCGCTATGGACAAGTTGCGGCGGTGGGCCTCGGTACGCTCAGCCTTACGTACCCCTCTTTGAGCATCCCCTATCTTCTTGCGTACCTCGGGACTTCGCGTCTGACCGTAACCGTAGTGGTCTACACCAGCATGTTTGCCCACCCGGTTTGCGGATATCAGGGCTCTAGCCCGCTCGTTATGTGTTCGCCCAGTACGGGGGTCAGATGTCATCCACTGCTGCTTAGCCGCGTCAGATAGGAGGGCTTTGGTCTCCAAAGATGTTGGCTTGCCGTATTTGGGATGAAGTGATCCGGTACGTCCACGCATGGGGGCCGCAACCCATTCCGCGAGGTTGTAGCACGCCGGGTCCCCAAGGTGCTTATGTAGCAGTGTCTGTTCAAAGTTTTCCATCGCCACAATAGATGCAAACTCTTCAAGCATTTCAAATCTAAACGCATCCTCCCCGTGTTTGCCCCACGAAGCCTGCAGCTTGGGGTTGGGGTGCGCCTGCCTACGTAGCTTGTTCTTGTGCGCCCGCCACCGTTCATACAGGTTACCGCTGCTACCTACATAGAAACCACCGGACACAACATTGCGAATTAGATATACCGCAATAATTCTTCGGGCCTTTGCCATATACGCCTCAGATATAAACTTCGGGATAGGTACTGTACCAAGTACAAGTCTTGTATACAAGTAATAAAAAAGGGCCCCGAAGGGCCCTAAATAATCACCTAAGTGATTGATTTACCTCAGCTTGCGCCGGGTGAACCGAAGATACCCAGAGGATCACTGACTCCGAAGCTGTAGCGTTCTCTTGCTTTGTAGCGGCTGTTACCAGTATCGAAATCGGCATCCATGGATGTAGACATCGGGGTACGGATAAAGTGCTTCAGGCCGTTTGGAACGTCGGTGGTCAAGAACCAAGCGTTGGTGTCAGTCAGATAATGGTTAATTGCGTAACCACCAGAGATTGAACCATTGTTTTTCAACGCGTTGATGTCGTTGTCAGCAGTGCCTACACGCAGCTCAGTTTCCAAGATGCGGGTAGCAACGAATTGCAGCGCAGGTGGGATGATGAGTTTGTTCGGCCTAGCTGCGATCAGCAGTCCACGTTCGTCAGTCCATGCAGCGATCTGGATCACGGCGGCTTCCAAAGAAGTCTCGTTCAAATCGGCAGGTGTGGCTGGTGTGTTGCTGTTAACGCCGCCGCTTACCAGTGGGTGAGTGGTAGAACAAAGTACTTGGCCATCACCGTAGGTTACGCCGGAAGCAAAGGCATTGTTCAAAATTGCAGCCGCCTTTATTTGTTTGGTGTAAGCCATGGCGCGAGCCAGTGCTTTGGTGTAACGAGCCGACAGGGAGTCGTACAGGTTATCTTCCATCGCTTCCTCGGTCAGCGCGAAACCCATAGCAATTGTTTCATGGGTGTAGCGAGCTGTCCAAGCTTCTTGTGCGTTGTCATAGCGCATTGCCGAGCCTTCGTTTTTGACGGGGGCAGAGCTAAAGCCTGACAACTTGGTTTCTTCTTCAAAAGAACGCTCGGAGGTTTCAGTATCGAAAATCTCTTTGTGCTCTTCGCCGTATTTTTTATACTCAAGACCAAACAGGGCGTTAAGGCCGGGAAGCAGTTCTTTGAGTAGTTGTGCGCGTGAAATAGCCATGATTCATTCTCCTTATAAGCCGGTGGACTGGTTGTAGGAATGCCCGCCAACTAGAACACTACTCGTGATATTCGGCGCATTGAACTTGACAATGGCTTCTGGGTAGTAAGTTGTGGAGCTAACTACGTAAGCAGTGTCCGGTACCACATCAATGATGCGGAGGGGCAGAGTAAGCGTAGTAGCGACAGACGACTGGTCAAGAGCAACTTGTGAACTCCCCGTAGCGGCAACACCAGCGTTCTGAACAAATGCGGCGTTAACCCCAATGTCAGAATACAAGATGCCCGCGATAACCGTGGTACTAGAAACGCAAGCAATCTGGAACAACTGATCTGGGTCGTCGCCTACAAAAGCGTTGATGAAGCCAGAAGTTACAGAAGTGCTAGCAGGGAAGTACTGGGCAAAAGTAAGTTGGTTGGTAGCCGTATTCACATACGAACAGCCAAGGAACACACCAGCAACACCTGTGTTGTGCACTGTAGTTGTACCCGTTTCTTTAGCAATAGTACCGTCTGAAAGACGATATACAACATCACCATAGAAAATACTGGTGCTATAGCCGGAGGCGATGCGCATTTGCCGTGTGGCACCTGCGAACACCTGACCACCGATCAAATTGACCGGCTTTAGCCCGTAGGGGGCTGAGATAGTAGGATAAGCCATATTAGACTCCGTAAGTTAGTTAGCCTTTACCAAAAGTGACCTTCGTCTTCCGGTCATTAAAGAGCGGCATACGAGGATCGTTTGCTTTCATGAGATTGTTGTCAACGGCGTGAATCTGTGAATCAGCTTGCTGATTATAGTACTCATTACGTTGCTCAATAATCTCCAGTGGGGCTTTGCAAAGCATCAAGCCTCCCATGACGATGTTATCCTTGAAGCGGTCGTTTTCGGCGTGCATCAAGAAAATCTCAGGGTGGTCTACAGCTTTTACAGGTTCCCAACCTTCGCGTATCTTTGAGGAAACATTAGTAGGGTCTGCCTGACCCTGCATAGCTACACGTATCCAGCGAAATGCGTAACCTGCTTGTGGCTTGGGCGACGGAAGCAATTCCGGCTTAGTCCACTTGGGGGCGCGCACTGTTTTATCGCGGGTAGTAAGTTCTCTATCCAGTCTGGTATCAGCCATTTCTAAGGTCTCCTATTTCATTGTTTCCAGCCGCCACCGAGCGGGCGTACACTTCCAGCGTTAATCCAAGTTTCTTCGCAAGCTGGACTTGAGTTTTTGTAAGCACAACCTTTGTGGGGGCTATGCTACGGCTAGCGGGCGCAACCACGTTCGGCTTTGCAGCACGAGGTGGAGGTGAATTTCTTTGGGGCTTCTCGTCTTCAAATCGGTCTTGGAAGACCTCGCGCATACGACCGTTTAACTTGTCGTAGTAGTCATCCGACTGAGGGTTAACCCCATCCTTCACCAACTTGTTGTGGTACCCCAAGGCGAAACTTGTCATCTCGTCGTCAGTTCCAAACCAAGTATTTCTACTGGCCCAGCCCTGAGCTTTTGGGTCCGCACCTTGTTGGTGAGTCTGTGTTGTTGTTTGTACAGGAGTTTTTTCTTCCTGTAAAGGGGGCAATACAATGTTGGCTACCTTGTCAACCCTAATCTTAGCCATCGTAAGGTCTTCTTGCGCTGCCACTAAGGCATCAGAATCCCCGGCTTCATAGGCCAACTTGTACTTGCGTTTGGCGTCGTCGAGCTCAACGGCCACTGCTTTCTTGGCTTGGTCCAGCATCGCTGACTGGTTTTTACCCACCGTACCCTTAAGGGTATTATTCTCCGCAATGAGCTTGGAGGCTACGCGTTCTAGCTCTTGACTCTCCCGCATGGCTTGTTCCTTAGCCCTACGCTCGTCGTGGTAACCCTTGGTAAGATGTTGGATGCGCTTCTTCACGCCCGTGGAATAGCTTTTAAGCTCCTCCTCAGTAGCTTCTTCCGGTGGCTCCGATGCCTTACGGTTACGGTCTTCCTCGGGAGCATCCTCAGCGACTTCAATAGCAATCTCTGGCTCTTCCTCCTCGATGACAATCTCAATCTCTGGTTCTTTGCCCTTGACCTTATCGGGGTCCGGGAACTCATACTCAATTTTCTGCATCGTCATAGTTATGCCCTCTGAATGCCGTTAGGATCAGCTACCACAGCCTCAATGGTGTCATCATTGATAAGCCGGTATTCCTTACCCTGTACTTTGAACCGCGTGCCGCTGTTAGCCCTGAACATTACGTAGTCCCCCACCTTGCACCATGGCCCGTTAGGGAAACGGCTGGGGTCGGTATAGGCTTGGGTACCCATATCTACTACTAGCCCTACCATAGATAGGATAGCGTCGTGGCGGAGTGTAGTTTCGGCTTTGGCAATGTTGGTACCATTAAA